GATTATACTTTGAAGCAGAGTTAGCAGATACACAAGAAGCAAAAGACCTGTATACTCTTGTTGAAAGAGGAGATGTAGATCAAATGTCATTTGCATTCAGAGTAATTCGTCAAACCTACAATAAAGATCGCTCAGAGCGTATGCTTACTGAGGTCAGCCTTGCAGATGGTGATGTATCAATCGTCACATATCCTGCATATCCAACTACTTCTGTAGAGGCAAGAGAAGCACTAAAGAGAGCAATTCATGAAGTAAAACAGGGTAGAGAAATAACAGGAGAATCACTACTAGTATTAAAGCAAGTATTTGGAGACTTATCAGAAGGCCATGAATACATCATGAAGGCAGTAGAAGTTATGTCTATGTTGCTTGGAGATGTTGTAATGTCTGAAGATGAAGAAATGTCTAAAGATGAAGAAATGTCTGAAGTTCGTGAAGCAGTTGGAGACTTTGTTCGTTGGAACTCATCTGGTGGTATTGCAAGAGGTCGTATTGTTGAGATTAAGATGACAGGATCTATTGATGTTCCTGGATCTGATTTTACAATTAATGCAGAAGAAGGAGATCCAGCAGTACTTATTCTCTTATACAAAGAAGTAGAAGGTGGCTGGGAAGCAACAGATACTCTTGTTGGACATAAAATGTCTGAACTAACATCTATTGACCCACTTCCAGAAGCACAAGAAGAAACTTCTAATGTTCTGAATATCATAGATGTTCCTGGAGGAGGATCAAAGGTTGTTGTAGATTTTCCATCAGTCCTAAACTTCTTGCCAGACAATATGCCAAGATCATACTCTCTACGCTTAGCACAAGCAAAGAGAAACAATATAAAATAATATTCCTATTGTAAAAAATAGGACTGAAGTCGGAGTTAGGCTCACACCCGTAAGCGTCGTGAAATGCATAGCCACCACCTCAAACTTAAACAAACTCACAAAGGAGAACAATAAATGTCGTTTTTAGACAAAGTAATTGAACGCCGTGATGCAGTTAAGGTAGAAATGGATGAGATTCTTGATGCAGTAGCAGCAGAATCACGCACAGACCTTACAGAAGCCGAATCAGCAAAGGTTGATGCCTTGGTTGAAGAGTCACGCTCACTAGATTCAAAGATTGAAAAGTTCAAAGCACAAGCAGATTCTGATGCTAAGGTGGCAGAAGTACGCTCAGCAGTTGCAGATGTTGTAATGCCAAAGGTTGGCGGAGCACGAGTAACAGGCGAAGCCCGTACATACGCACCACAATCAGAAGCATCATTCGTAAAGGATGCATTCTCAGCAAAGTTCAGCAATGACTATGCAGCACAAGAGCGTCTTGCTCGTCACACTCGTGAAGAGGAAATTGAGCGTCGTGATGTTGGTACTGGCAACTTTGCTGGTCTTGTAATTCCGCAGTATTTAGTTGATCTAGCAGCACCTCTAGCAAGAGCGGGTCGCCCAACGGCTGACTTTGCAACAAACAAGATGGTCTTGCCTCCAGCAGGTATGACACTAAATATCTCACGCATGACAACTGGTACATCAACTGCAGTTCAGGCTGCCGAAAATGATGCAATCGCAGAGCAAAATGCCGACGATACACTACTTACTGTAAATGTTCGTACAATTGCAGGACAGCAAGATATCTCAAAGCAGGCCATTGAGCGTGGAACAGGTATTGATTCATTCATTATCGCTGACCTTATCCGTGGATGGCACACAACACTTGACTTCCAGATCCTAAATGGTGATGGTTCTTCAGGTGCTATCCTGGGTCTTTCAAACACAGTTGGAATTGGATCTGTAGAATACACAGATGCATCACCAACAGTTGCTGAACTATATCCAAAGTTGGCAGATGCCTACCAGAAGGTACAGACTGGCGTATTCATGAATCCTACACACTGGGTCATGCACCCTCGTCGTCTAGCATTTTTGCTAGCATCAGTTGATTTAACAGGTCGTCCACTAGTAGTTCCAACTATCAATGGACCAATGAACGCATTCGCAACAGGTGCAGCCCAAGCATTCTACGGTAACTCAGGTTACTCATTGATGGGTCTACCAATCGTTGCAGATGCAAATGTTACAACATCAGCAGGTGTTGATACTGATGAGGATGAAATCTATTGCGTAACTGCACCAGAATTCCACCTATGGGAGCAAGCAGGATCACCATTTGCATTGAACTTTGATGCAACAGGTGCTGGATCATTGACAATCAAGTCAGTCGTATACGGATACGCAGCAGCAACTGCTGGCCGTTACCCTGCAGCATTTGCAAAGATCTCAGGAACTGGTCTTGTAACACCTACATTCTAAAGTTTACATGGTTAATTCTATGTAATACTTAGAGAAATCTAAGGAGGGAGTGGGTTGATGAAGTCCCCGTTGTTAACCCACTCCTTTTAAAAAAAGGAAGTTATGAAAAAAATAAAGAATATCTTTAAGATTAAGAAAGAGACAGCAAGTGCTACTCCTAAGATGGAGAAGGCTATGTTGCCTAAATTGGAGAAGAGGAATAAATGAGTAAACCTACGGTTGCCACTAACAACCAGCCAGATAATGTTTATACAACTTTGGCTGATGTAAGAAATGGTCTACAGATTGAGGATAGCGTTGATGATCAAGACATTCAAATGGCTATTTTGTCTGCAAGCCGTATGATTGATGACTACTGCCAAAGATCTTTCTTCCAACAAGGAACTATTTCTCTTCCTGAAATTAGATACTACTCACCAGTAAATCCATGGTACTTAGAGATAGATGACTTAGTAGAACCTACAGAGTTAAAAACAAGGGCAAACCAATCAGGCCCATTTAATCAGACATGGAACCTAGATACAGATGTTATGTATGAGCCAGTAAACAATCCTACTAAGGGATGGCCAGTAACAAGACTCTTAGCAATTCAAACATATGTTTTCCCATATTTCTTTCCTCAGACAGTTAGACTAACTGGAATCTTTGGATGGAAAGAAGTACCTTATGAGGTACAACTTGCTTGTAAGATACAAGCATCAAGATTATTTATCAGAAAGCAATCTCCATTTGGTATTGCTGGTTCTGTAGAATTAGGAACAGTTCGTCTTAATTCAAGACTAGATCCAGATGTTGAGATACTACTAAAGACATTCCGCAGAAACTTTGGATTGGCTTACTAAAATGTCAATGACCAATATTAATGGCGTACGAGATGCCTTAAAAAAGAATTTGCAAACAATTACAAATCTGAGAACTTATGATTTAATCCCTGATGTAATTGTTCCACCATGTGCTATAGTTGGCCAATTAGATTTCACTTTTGATATTGATAATGCTCGTGGTTTAGATCAAGCATCTGTTGATATTTATGTGATTGTTCAAAGAATGTCAGAAAGAAGTGCACAAGATAAACTTGATAATTTCTTGGCTGGAAGTGGTAAAGGTTCAATTAAAACTGCTTTAGAATCAGACAGATCATTAGGTGGACTTGTTGATACACTCAGAGTTATAAGTGCAGACAGTGGCACATATTCTTCTGGAGATCAAAACTTTTTATCTTATCGTTATAACCTCACAATCTGGGGATAAGGAGAACAAATGCAATATGTAGTAACCTCAAATAAAAAAGTTTGCGGTAAGGTAAAAGATGATAAACTTACTGTAGATGATATACTTGGTGCAGGAGCAAATGTAGAACATTTACTTGCATCTGGTCATATCACAATCGCAAATGCAGGAACAGCAGTAAAAGCAACACCAGCACCAAAACAGGATTTCTCCTTTAATGAAGAAGAGCCTGCATTTCAATCAGATAACTCAGAAGGAGAAAAAGAATGGCAAGAATAGTATTAACAAATGTAAAAGTATTAATCGGAGCAGTTGATCTAAGTGATCATATCTCCAGCGTAAGTCTTTCAACAACATACGATGTTCTAGAGACAACAGCCTTTGCAGCAGGAAATGTTCCTGAAGCAGCAAAGTCTCGTATTGCAGGTCTAGCGGATAACTCAGTAACTTTTGAGTTCCACCAAGATTATGCAACATCAGAAGTTGAAGCAACAGTTTACCCACTATTGGGAACAGTTGCAGCAGTAATAGTCTCACCTACATCAGGTACAGTCGCAGCAGATAACCCAGAATATCAATTTAATGCTTTGATTTCAGAGTGGACACCACTCAATGGAGCAGTTGGGGAATTAGCAACAGCCTCTGTTACATGGCCAATCTCAGGTGGCATTGTCAAGGATGTAACTCCTTAATCATGGCTAAAATAGTTTTAACTAACGCATATGTTGTATTTGAAGGTACTAATGATTTTAGTGACCATATTTCCAATATAACATTGTCTACTGTTCATGACATTCTTGATGTGACTCCAGTTCAGGCTGGAGTTATTTATAAGGAAGTAATTGCAGGAGTTGGAACTAATTTAGTCACCTTTGACTTCTACCAAGACTTTGCCTCTGACTCTATTGAACAATTTTTTAATGGAGATGGAACAAGTGTCAGTCGTGTAGGAACTAAGGTATCATGTGTCGTAAGACCTTTAAGTACAGCAAAATCTGCAACAAATCCAGAATATCAGTTTGAGGCATTAGTTACTGAGTGGAGTCCACTCAATGCTAGTGTTGGCCAATTAAGTACAGTTTCTGTATCCTGGCCTATCTCTGGTGCAATCACAAAAGATGTAACACCATAATACAAACTATACCTTGAAAGGGGACATAAAATGGATGGACTAAGTATAAAAGTAAAGACTAGCGATGGAGAAGAAGGAGTATATCCTCTTCGTCCAAAGACACTTGTTGCGTTTGAACAAAAATTTAACAAGGGTTTTGCTAAACTCCTAACTGAAGATCAGAAATTAGAACATATCTACTTCTTGGCCTGGGGAGCCATGAAGGATGCTGGAAAGGCCGTAAAGCCTTTTGGAGAAGCATTTCTAGACACTCTTGACAGTGTAGAGTTAGAGTCTGACCCAAATTCCGAATCCACAGAGACAGCCTAACCTATACGCTAGCAATGGTTTCTGTGGAGACTGGGATTTCTCCAGTAGATTTGCTTGAAGCACCTGATGGTGTACTTGAAGCAATCGTTATTTATATTAAAGAACGATCAAAGGATGCGGGTAGGTAATGAGAAAAAACGTAATAGTGTTAACTGGAGTAAAGGAAACACTAAAGTCATTAGAGCAGTTTGACAAAAATGCAGTAAAAGAATTTAAAAAAGTTATTAATTCTGAACTGAGAAGTGCTAAAAAAGATGCACAAAGTTTTGTCACTGCAGAACCTCCACTTAGTGGTTGGAATACTCAGCCTGCTCGCAATCCTCGTTCTCGTGGTGGTGCTGGTTGGCCAGCATGGGATCAAAGCATAATTAAATCAGGAATTAGTTCTAGCAAGGCAGAAGGAAAAGTTAACAGATCAAAAGGTTACACTACTTCTGCTGGTGCATTAAAGAATAAGTCTGCTGCTGGTGTTATTTATGAATTAGCAGGAAGAAAAAATAAGTTTAGCAAGTTTAATAAGAATCTAGGGATGCAAGAAGGAAATGCTTCTCGTTTAATCTGGAAATCTGTTGATAAGAATAAAGATAGAATTGTTAAAAATGTTGCAAAAGCATTTGATGATGTTAAAAAAAATTTACAGAAAAATTTAAATATGAGAAGGAGTTAATGATATGGCAGCAGGTGCAGTTCTTGCCAGAATTCTTACTCAGTATTCTGATAAAGGAACAAAGGCAGCAGCAAAAGACTTTGCAGTAATGAGCAAGAAGATTGACAGGTTTGCAAGCAGAGCAAGGATAGCATTAGGTGCTGGTATTGCTGGTGCAGGTGTCTTAGCAGTGAAACTTGCAGCAGATGCAGTAAAGGGTGCTGCAGCAGATGAAAAACAGCAAGCATCCTTAGCGGTTGCCATTCGCAATACAACCAGTGCTACAGAAGAAGCAATTGTTGCCAATACTAGGTTCTTAGATGCACTTGAATTACAACTTGGCATAGATAATGAACAATTAATGCCTGCACTGCAAAAATTAACAATGGCTACAGGAGATTTAGGTCAAGCACAAAATCTTTTGGCTTTATCCATAGATGTTTCAGCAACGTCAACTAAAGGATTAGACGCAGTTTCGTCAGCACTTTCAAAAGCAATAGGCGGAAACTTTGCTGCTTTGAAGAAACTTAACTTACCTCTTGATGAAAATACAATTAAATCAAAGAATCTTAGTAAAGTATTACTTGATCTTGCTAAAATAAGCAAGGGACAAGGCGCAGCAGCAGCAAATACTTTTGCTGGTAAACTTGCAATACTAAAACTTTCCTTTAATCAAGTAATGGATCAACTTGGTGTAGCCTTAATGCCTGCAATTATAACATTGGTAAACTATATAAGTGCAGAGGTTATTCCAAAACTAAGTGAATGGATGTCACTAAATGAAAAATTTGTTTCAGATGAAGTTGTAAAGTTTACTGAAAGTCTTTTGGGACTAGGAAAAACATTAGTAAAACTTGCGTTATTTGTTGACAAATACTCTTGGCTAATTGTTCCTCTGGCAGTTATTTCAAGTTTTAGTTTTCTTACAGCCCAATTGGCCATCATACGCGGCACAGCGAAGATCCTTCTGGAAGCAGTAATTAAGCCATTATTTACAAGATTAGGAAGAGTTGGGTATGTTCTTAAAGAAATTGGTGAAGGATTTAAAACAGGTGGAGTAACTGGTGCATTAAACAATATTAAAATATTTATTGACTTAGTAAGTAAGAGAGCCAAGATATTAATAGGACTTCTCGGTAGTATTGGGCTTATTTATGGTCTTATTAAAGGACTTAGTGGACCAGATGATAAAGAGATTCTAGCACAAATGAGGGCTGATCAAAAGAAAGCCTTCCAAAAAGAAAAAGATTTAAAGAATGAAGCAGCAATCTTGGCTTCCCAAGCAAAAGTTAATAAAGAAGTTGCTGATGAAATTGCAAGGTCTGCTGCAAAGTCTGCAGCAATTCAAGCAAAGGCAGATGCTGCTAAATTAAAAGCAGAAAAAATGCTTGCAGATCAAAAAAGAAAGTTGTCTGCTCTTGG